CCGCTGCCGCCGACATGGATCATGGAAACGTCGCCGGGTAACTATCAGTATGGTTATGCGTTCAACGAACAGCCAACGGTCGGCGAGTTTTCAGCCGCCATCAAGGCCATCGCTGCCGCCGGCTACACCGACCCCGGCGCATGCAACCCGGTGCGTAATTTCAGACTGCCAGGCAGCATCAACCAGAAGAACGGGTTTATTTCGCGACTCGTTGAGTTCACGCCAGGCCGTGAGTACAGCGTGGGCGATATCTGCGCCGCGCTGGGCGTCACGCCAGGCGTGGCCGATACCGCCACAATGCGCCCGGTCGGCCTAGCGGACGATGGCGATGACGACGTGCTGGCGTGGATTGCCGAGCGTGGCGACCTGTTGGAGAATGCCAACGGCGAGGGCTGGTGCGGCGTCGTTTGCCCCAACGCGGCCGAGCATACGGATGGCAACGCTATGGGCCGCTACAGGCCCGTTTCGCGGGCATATACGTGCTTCCACGGTCACTGCGTCGATGAGTGGAACAGCGCCCGATATCTGACATGGGTGGCCGAGCAGGGCGGGCCTGACCACCAGCATGGTTTGCGCGACGAACTGCTAGCTGTTGTGATGGCCGGCGCGCTGGGCAAGATATCGCCGACGACTGCATTCCCCGATGAAACGGTCGAGATTATCCGCGAGGTCAACCGCAAAGAGATGGGCCGACTTGAGAAGGCCGAATGGTATGAGCGCTTTGCTTATATTATGAGCGACGATGCGTACTTCGACATGATGGAACGCCGCGAGATCATGCGCAAATCATTTAACGCGGTGTTTGCCCATATACCGTGCAAGTCGATTCATGGTGAAGGAAAGACGAAAGTAGCCGCCAGCGTTTGCTACGATGAGAACCGTCAGGCCAAGGGCGCCCGCACGCTGCAAGGCGTCACTTACGCCGCCGGCGAGTCGGTCCTTGCGACGATGGATGGTGCTGTCTTTGGCAACCGTTGGCGCGACGCTAGGCCGCCGACCGTTGAGGGCGATGCGTCGCGGTGGCTTGAGCATGTCGAGCGGCTTATACCCGAACAGTTTGAGCGCGAGCATGTCTTAGATGTGCTGGCGTATAAGCTGCAACATGCTGATAAGAAAATAAACCATGCGGTGTTGCATGGTGGACTACCCGGTAGCGGGAAGGACACGCTCTACGCGCCGTTTTTGTGGGCCATCGGTCGGTCGAATGTGTCGATTGTCAAGAACGAAGAATTGTCCAGCTCGTGGGGGTACGCCCTTGAGGCCGAGGTCATGGTTATCAACGAGCTCAGACAAGCGGAAGCAAGGGATAGACGGGCGATGGAAAATGTCCTCAAGCCGATCATTGCGGCGCCGCCGGAATATCTGCCGGTGAACAGGAAGGGCCTGCACCCCTACAACGCCTTGAACCGCATATGGGTCTTGTGCTTTTCGAACGAGCGCGCCGCCATATCCATCCCCAGCAACGACCGCCGGTGGTTTTGTGTGTGGTCCGACGCGCCCCGCATGACCGACGCCGAAGGCGCGTCGATGTGGGCATGGTACGAACGCGGCGGCAACGCCATCGTTGCCGGGTATCTGGCGTCGCGTGACGTGTCGGCGTTCCTGCCAGGCGCGAGCCCGCCTATGACCGAAGCGAAAGCGATAATGGTGGAACGCGGTCGGTCGGCGCACGAGGAATATCTGCAACTGCAGATCGAGGCGCGCATAGGCGTGTTCTCGCTGGGCGTGATCGCCGGCCCGTGGCATGCCATCTGCGACGCGCTGACGCAGCCAGGCCAGCATCGCATCCACCCAAGCGCGCTTATGCACGCCCTGAACGAAGCCGGGTGGCAGGACATGGGGCGCGTGCATTCGCGGGAGCACGCCACCAAGCGGCAGATATTCGTGTCCGCCGACATGGCCGCGAAATACACGAAGAGCCAGCTACGCGATATGGTCGAGGCGCCGGCGACGCCTACGGTACTGCGGGCCGTATAACACATGCAGGCGCTTGCAGTCAACTTGCAGGCGCTTGCAGTCAACATGCAGGCGCTTGCAGGCATGAAAAAACCCGCCAGCGGCGGGTTAGAGATCGAGCAAGGCGGCGAGTAATAGGGCGAGCAAGCCCACGAGCAACGCCGTCAGCATAGAAAATGCTGGCGGTCGACCACAATCAAACCGCCTGGCACGCGTATCTCGATCATGTTGCCAGCGTAGTGCCGGACAAAAACGGCGCGCAGGCCGGCATAAGTGCCGACTGTCGCGTGCGTGACAGTACCGTTTTCGACAATGCTATGCGCTAGCGGCGCCGTGGTGTTTATGCGGATCATTGGGCGAACCACTTGCGGGCGACCGCCTCAGTGGTCGTTGTCGACCACGTCGCGTGCTCGGGCTGATCGCCCGGCAGGCACACTGCCCAACCGTGCGCGTCATCATCATCGGCGCGCCACAATTCGACGCCCGGGCACCGATCGATTAGGCGCCATTGGCGCCCGTTGTTGTCGGTTTTCATGGTAGTTCCGGAAGTGTTGTTAGGTTAGCAACGGGTATCCATCGGATGCCCGTCGGGTGATCAGGGAACGATTGCCCGCAGTCGACGCGGGCAACCCTGTTATCGACAGCGAGCACAATCCCGCGCATGCCAACTGTAATCGGGTCGTGCTGACAGCGCCGGATGACGGCGCCGGTAAACGCGACGCGCGCGCCGATAGTGATCATTGGTTAACCCCTATGATTTTGCGAGCGTACGCGATCGCGTCGACTTCCAGCGGGTAGATGCGCTGGCCGACGATATTGCCGCTGTCGTCGTCGGTCATGCGCACCAGCCAGCCGCGCGCGACGGGAAAAACTTCGACGGTTAAACCGTCGGTCGGGTTGACGAGCGTGGTCGTCGCGGCAATTGTCATATCGTGCAGCACCCGCAGCACGGAGCGTCTTCACAACGACCGGCGCGGTTGCGGTAGAAGACACGGTCGCCGAATGCGATCACGTCCGATATGTAAGGCGTGACATTGTGCTGCTGCTGGACTAGCACGGCCTTCCGCGCGCTGGTGAACGTGATCACGTCGCCGGGCCGGATTGCGCGGCCCGTGCGGGCGCATTTGCCCGGAAAACGGGCGATCACAACGCATACCCTTCATAATAGTCGGTCACGCCGGCCTCTATGCGGTAACGCGTGCCGCAGCGCATGGCCACGCCGCGCGCGGTTAGGTAGATATCGTCGCCAATCGCAACAGCGCTGACGTTCAAGCCGTGGTCAATCGCGATAATGCAACCACCAGCGGCGAACAGCGCTGCACGGGCTTTGCGTCGCTGGATATAGTACGAATGCCCGTACTTGCGGGCTTTGCCGCGCAGATCACTGCCGCTCCAGCGCTGCCGGCCGGTGATGCAATCGCGGGCGTACTGTCCGCGCAGCGATGCAGCAGCTGCCGCTATGATGGTATCAATCATTGGAATTTTCCTTATACTGATAAGCGCTAATAGGGAAACGCGTTTCAATCCCAATAGATTGAAAATGCTTAAACGCTTTATAAACCGCATCATCGTCAGAATCGGCGGTAACGGATATGCCGCGTTGGCTAAATTCACCAATCGCGCCGCGTTGACGCGTTTCGAATAGTACAAAATAAGGCATTTTTTACCCCTAAATTGAATAGAACAAGACCAGCGCGCCAGCGACGCCCAGCGCGAACGCGAACAACGCGTCGCGTATCATGCTGCGCGCAAAGCCGTGATGTAGTCCGGCATATCGTCGCCGTCGTCGTAAGCCTCATCAGCCCACGTTTTCAGGCATGCGCTGCAGCATGCGGCCCGATACGCCGGGTTTTTTAACGGCGCATAGGACGCATGTACGTTTTGCGCGCCGTCGTCGCGCGACGTAAGGCAAAGCCGACGCCCGGCGTGGAAACCCGTTTCGGTAAGATGAATCATTTTTTACCCCTAATCGGACCGGATTGTCCGGGCATGCACTAATGGCGCATGCCCTGAAAATCACTTGCGATCGAACCACGTAAACGTATCGCACGCTAGACAATGGGCGCGCCATTGGCCGTGACCGGGTGCGTTTTCGGTGGCCTCAAAATCAAACAGCGGCCGATCGCACCTAAAGCACGGGATATTGTCGGTCGACGTTGTCGGCCAGTCTTGCGAGCCTGTCATGCTGCTACCCCTATGCGCACAACGCGCTTTTTGTGGCCTAGAGCGTGATCGATGATCACGATATCTTTGGCGCGCTTCGACGTGCCGCTGCACAACAGGCAGGCATTGCATGTAGTGCGCTGACCCATCTCTTTGCTCGCTGGACAGCGCGCTTCAGTCGGCGCCTTGTCTTCGTTCAACGCGACCCTGAACGTGCGCCAACCCAATGTTTTCGCATCCGCATACTCGTCGTCGTTGTCGACGCTAGCCATCAGCATGCCTGACCAATCGGATGCGTCGATGTTGCGCCATTGATGCGAGTAGCCCACCCAATCGGCGCAGTATCGAATCAGCCTATGCCACACAATCACCGGTGCAGCTGCGCCATCACCATAAGTGCCGATTCTCAAGTTTTTGCCTGCAAGCGCTAACGCGATCGTTTCCAAGGGCGCCTTGACGTATCGGCCGCGTTTGTATGCGTCATAGACTGAGCGCACGCTGCGCCCCACGTTGACATAGCATGGCGCTTCGCCATTGTCCGCAGCGAGCAAAGGGCGATGCTTGCAATCGCCACAAACTGACTCGTCGTCGCCCGTTTTGAGCGCTTCGGTCGGTGGCACGTCGCTGCGGATGATGAACGACTGGACTAACGCGCCTGTCTTTGCGTTGTCGCTGTCCGCGTCAATCCTGTTGACGATGACAACAATGGGTTGCCCATCGATTGTGCTTGGACCTTCGTACGCGATGAACCCGATGAAATCTGTTGCCATTTTTGTGTACTCCACTAGATGGCGCCTAGGCGCCATGGGTTGACGATCAGGCGCGCTCGCTATCGTGCAAGATAGCGCCATTGACCCAACTAAACTCGGCGCCAGCGTGCGCGGCGTGGATCATGTCTTCTATCTCTCGTTGGGTGCGCGTCGTGCTGCAGCGATGGATGATCGCCAGCGTGCGCAGTAGCGACGCGCGGCCCTGTTGCGTCGCGCGGGCTATGTGTTTTTGGTTTTGCTTGTTCACTGTGTTGCTCCGGGTTGCGTCGCTGCGGGATCGCTGCGACATGTAGAGCATGCTACATGCTTTGCAGCGCGCTGTCTATGCCCCTACTGCTAACAGGGTCAGCGCCCTGGTGGCGCGTGGGCGACGGCGTGGGCGATGGCGTGGGCGATGGCGTGGGGGGGGCTGCGCCCCTATGGGTGGGTCACGTGGGTCATTGGTTGTTTAGTCCTAATCAAAATTAGTACTGTATATAAACACAGTATAGGCTTTACGGCATCTGGAGCGATTTAAAACGGGGGTCCAAATGACCCACGTGGCTTACGGCGCATGTTCCGCGCACAAACCCCGCGCCAAAGGGTTGCAGCTGAAAACCCGCATGCGACTTGGTGGACATGACCCACGGTTGCCCACGACTGTTGGCCTAGACGGCTGCCGGCTGCCGGCATGCGGCCGACATGCGACTTGGTGGACATGACCCACGGTTGCCCACGGCTGGCCGCAGCCGCTGGCGCATGTTGCAGTGCAGCATACTTGCCTAGGCAATGATCGCCTAGGCAATGGTTGCTTAGGCAATGGTTGCTTAGGCAATGGTTGCCTGGGCAAGGGGGGGGGCAGGGCCCGCCGCCGGCCGGTCACGCTGGCGAAGGGTCCGCGAACAAAATTTTTTCATGACCCACGCTGCAACACCCTTCGTAGCAACAAACCTGATACACTCCCGCGCATGAAATCCCTACCGCTAGAAATTAGGGAGATCAGGGCGACTGAGGCGCGACTGCAACAGATTTACGAAGCAGCGCGCTTGGGCCTAAAAGGCGACAGTTTGGCCCTGGCCTCCGGCATGCTGCCAGTTGAATACAGGCGGTTGTGTCAGCTAGACCCCATCGCCGAGATGGCGGCGCAAAAAGGCAAAGCCGACGCTGAGATGGCGCATGCAGGCAAACTGTCCGAGGCGTCGATGAACGGCGACGCCAAGGCCAGCCTGGCGATCCTTCAGCATGTCCACGGTTGGACTGCCAAGCAAGAGATCAGCGTTGATGTCTATCAGAAGATCAGCGTCATCACCGCGCTTGAAGAAGCCCGTGCTCGCCTAACCTACGTCGAAGATGCAACTCCCAATCTACACATCCGCTGAAGAGCAGCGCCTGATGGTCGAGTTGTGGTCACCCGCGCTTGCGGATGATCCCGAGGCGTTTGTGCGCTTCGTGTTTCCCTGGGGGCAGAAGAACACCCCGCTGGCGCAATTCAAAGGCCCGCGCAAATGGCAACGCGAGGTGCTCAACGACATCAAGGCGCACATCCAGCGGAACAAGGGGAAAGTCCAGATGGACACCCTACGGGAAGCAGTTTCGTCGGGTAGAGGTATTGGCAAGAGCGCCCTAGTATCTTGGTTGGTGCTGTGGATGCTGACCACGCGCATCGGCGGGAGCGTAGTAGTCAGCGCCAACTCTGAGAATCAACTGCGGTCGGTGACCTGGGCAGAACTGACCAAGTGGGCGGCGATGGCGATGCACTCGCACTGGTGGGAAGTGAGCGCCACCAAGCTGGTGCCAGCGAAGTGGATTACTGAACTGGTCGAGCGTGACCTGAAGAAAGGCACGCGCTACTGGGCCGCAGAGGGCAAGCTGTGGTCAGCCGAGAACCCTGACAGCTACGCGGGCGTCCACAACCAGGACGGGATGATGCTGATCTTCGATGAGAGCAGCGGCATACCAAACCCGATCTGGGAAGTGGGGGCAGGGTTCTTCACAGAGAACACGCCCGACAGGTACTGGTTTGCCTTCAGCAACCCGCGCCGGAACGAGGGCTACTTCTTTGAGTGCTTCAACGCCAAGAGGGCGTTCTGGAACGCTCGCAGCGTGGACGCTAGGACGGTTGAGGATACGGACAAGGCGGTGTACGACCAGATCATCGCGGAGTATGGCGCGGACTCATCCCAGGCCAAGGTGGAGGTGTACGGTGAGTTTCCCAGCGCAGGCGAGGATCAGTTCATCAGCCCGACGGTGGTGGATGAGGCGATGAAGCGGCCACGGTACAAGGACAGTTCGGCGCCAGTGGTCATAGGTATCGATCCGGCACGAGGTGGCGCTGACTC